AACCTATAAATGTTTCAGCATGTTTAAGGGCATCTTTTAAAGCATCATCATCTAATGCAAGATATATTTTTTCAACATTACTTTCAATAATTTTTTTCATTAAGGATGAAGATATTTTTTTACCAAATAAAGGTATAGCATTACGTTTAATTGTCATTGCATCGAATGCTCCTTCACATAAAATTAATGGTAAATCCCAGTTTATATACATTTCAAAGCCAACTATATCCTTTGTTGTGGGAGCTAATTTATGTTTAATGTATGCGTTTTTATCAAATGATCTACCTACATAATAATTAAGTATACCATTTGCATCATATGAAGGAATTACTACCATATTTTTTAAGTCACCCTGTTCACTGTAATGTATATTATATTTAACTATATCTTGTTGTGATATACCTCTTTGATCTAAATAATGTAAAGCATGTCTTGATAATACAGCAGATGAAGAAATTAAAGGTTGTACACCTTCAGGTAAATTAAAAGTTGATTCTTGTTTTTTAACTATTTGTTGTTTAAAATTATATTGTGAGTCAATTTCTTTTAAAGTTGAGTAAATAGATCCTGGAGCTTTAGCTTTTTTAAGTAATTGATAAGCTCTATGACCTTTATAACCACAAACCCAACATTGAAATTTTTGTGATTGTAAATTAAATGTAAGTTTTTTTTTATGGTGATTACAACTAGGACAAGTAAATACGGCTTCATCACCTCCTCTAGCTGATTTACTTCTACCTAATACAGATTCTAATAATTGTTTTAAAAGATCTTCCTTCATACTATGATTGTATGAAAAATAATCAACTAAACAAAATCTTTATCAAAAAATTTACCGAGAATATTATCATTAAGATAACCTTTATCTTCTAATACTCCTAACATAAATTGCCATTTACATTCTAAATATGTAAGTTCTTTTTTATTATAAGCAATTTCTAAAATTTCTCTTGTTAAATCTTCTTTATTTGCTTCCCTAAGAAATCCGTGAGAACCATAATAAGTTTTCCAATCACTTTCTTTTTTTACTTGTTTATATATAGGAGGTCTACCTTTACCTTCCCAAAGTGCTTTTTCTTTTTTACCTAACTTTTTCTTTAAATTATAAATTAAAGACTTTTTACCAATATATTTTTTATTTGTAGGTAAGTGAGTTGTTTTATAAATAAAACCAAAAGTATTTTTAGGAAAATCAGAAATTTCATTAATTTCTTTATTTTTATATAACCATTTCATATCTTATATGTAATTAAAAATTATTATGTATCCCAACGAATTACAAAAGTTGTATCGGTTTCATCTGACATTCTTATAGGTTGTCCTAATTTTCCTATAACTAGTAATTCATGATTTTCATTATATAAACCTATTGTAGTAACATAAGGTTTAAAAAATGAACTTGTAGTAAAATCATCTAAATCATAAGGATTTGTTCCTGTATTTTTTCTAACTGTAGAATTTGTTGTATGGTTAAATTCATGTTCTCCTACAGTACATTGATATTCATTTTCATAAATTAAGTGAGTACCTTGAAATTGTAAAGTATCAATAATACCACTTTCGTTAGCTAAAGAAGAACCTGTTATAAGATTGTAATAATTAGGGTGGGTAACGGTAACAAAACCACTTTGATAAAAAATATTTCCTATATAAGGACTAGCATTTACACTTTCAGATATGTTATTTATTTGAGTTTGATTATATGCTCTAGACCATATATTAATATTATTAATTTCTCCATTAAAAGTTCTAAAAGGACTAGTTCCAGTATCGTCTAACATAGTATTATCTGGTTTTCCTTTTGATCCTATATAAAGATTAGCTTTATTTCTTGTTGGCTTAGATAAGCTACTTGTAGCTGAAGCTATTTTAGTACCATCAAAATATAATTCCATTATAGAAGAAGAAAACTGACATAATATGTGAGAAGTTTTTTGACATGTTCCTCCACTTGCTGTTATTTCCCCATTTATTGTAGAAATAGTATCTCCATCAGATCTAGCAAAATATAAAGATTGACTTTGCATGTAAATTTCAAAAGGAAATTGGGGGCTTTCTTCTAAATCTAAAAATACTGAACTACTTAATCCAGGTGCAACTTCTGTTTTAGTAGTACTTTTAGATAAAATATATCTTTTTTCTGAAGGTGATAATCCTAAATCATCATCTCCTTGAGATCCTGTTTCTTGGGGTTTTATATAAAACGATATACTAAATTCTTCATTAGTATTAAAATTAAATTTAGAATTATGAGGTATTTTTACATAAGAAGATGTAATACTTTGTAAATTTATTGTAGGAAAACGATTTAAACTATGACCTAAAGTAGAATCTTTAAAAGTAACATTAAAGTAATTTAATTCATTAAAAAAATAACTATCATCTTCATCTTTAGGATAATATCCTTTAGGATATCTATTATTATCACTAGTATAAGTAGAAGGAATATTTCCTTTTAACGATCCTTGTCTATAAAATTGTTTATAAATATATTGAAAAGGTCCATTAAATTCTCTACCTTCAACTAAAGCATAATCATCATGAACACCTAAATCATATTTTTTAAATCCCTTAATAGGACCTAAATTAAAAACATTTTGTTGTACATCATTAGGATAATCATTTAAATTGGTACCACTAATAATTAAATTACCATAGGAATCTTCTGTTATTTCTTGGTTACTTGAGCTTAAATAAAAAGTTGTTTTTTTTATTTCAGAACCAAATAAACCTACAGGTATAGATAGTATATTTAATTTTCTATAAAGTTTTCTTTGATTTTTTAGATAATGTATAGGTTCTTTTTTAGTTCCATATTTTTTTAAATAATCTCTATAAAAAAGATGATCTATTTGATTATATTTAACTACATTGATATTATCTGATCCATAAGGGGCACTTGCAGAACTATATAAAGAAACAGATTCTGAAGTATAGCTTGCGGGATAGTAAGTTATTTGATTTGAGGCTGCAGAAGCTGAGTTAAAATTATATTGCTTATGAGCATTAGAAGAAACTATAGCTTTATCTTGTGGAGTAAATTTTTTATAAACATATGAGATACCCATTTAAATGTCATTTTAATAATCTAATTTTACTCTAATCATTGCTTCTTTTGTAAAGTCTTTGGCAATAGGTTGACTTAATTTTGCAATACCCATTAATTCAAAAGTATCATTATATAATCCTACAGTAGTTATAAATACTTTTGGATTTAATTTCATAGTTTCGAATCTAATATTTTTATTATTATCTACAAAAGATTCATTATTAGTATAATTATATTGATCATTTCTTACTCTACAAAAATAAAATTGAGAATTAATTTCTTCAGTAGTATCTACTATAAAATTACCAGCACCTGTAATATGTTGGAATAATTTTTGGTGATTTCTATCTGTATTTGTAGCAGGACCTCCTGAACCAGTACCAATTATATTTCCACTACTCCCTTTAGAACCACTAAACATATCTCCATTTAATATTATAAGTCCTGCTTCAGGATAAAAATGACCAAAAGAACCACTACCTCCTAATTGATTAGTAGCAGAACCACTAACTACTCCTTTAGATCCTGATACTATGTTATAATATGTACCTAAATTAGAAGTTCCTACTCCATTAGGATTTGTAACACTATCATCTGTAAGTTTTATTATTTTATTTGTAGCTGTAGTTTGACCAAATGCTGTTCCTGATATATGAAGATCTAAAGATCCTAAAGTTAGTCTTTGTTTATATCTTGATCTATTTATATTGATTACAAAAAAATCATCTGGTGGATGAGTACCAAAAGTCATTAATTGAGTATCATCATTATAATGTAATTGTCTATACTGATTATAAATTACTCTTGTAGCTCCTAAACCAAAAGAACCTGTATCATTAGTAAAATCATTTGAACCTGTTCCTGCTTTATGACCATAAGACACGGCATATTGTACTTCTGTAGTTGCATCTGCAGTATGCCCACCTGCTGAGTCTACAGCCTTATCATACACTTCTATAAAAAATTGTCCTGAACTTGTAGGTGATGTAAAAACAGCTTGTACTGAAGAAGTAAAACCTACTTGTAAA